GGATTCCGCGATGGCTTCGGCCCGGCCAGCGCCCCTTGCCCGCAGCTCGCGCGCCATGGCGAGCACGGCGAGAACGATGCGGGCGAGTGCTAACAGAGCCGCAAGCCAATTCATTCGGTCTTGCTCTGCATCGCCGGCGTGTCGGTCACGAAGCGCAGGATGGCGCCGACAATGCCGATCACAGTGACGGCTATGCCGGCGCGCTCGGAGCCGAGGAGATCGACCCAATCGGCCGCCTGAAGGACGCCGAGCACGGCAAGCGCGGCGTTGAAGGCAAGCGTTTTCCAACCCTTGAGCATAGAGAGCCTCCATTGGAGAAAGCGCCGCATTCACGGCCGGGCGCAGGAGCCGGTTGAAGGCCCACGGATGACAGCACCGACGGCGCCGCGAACCGCAGGCGGAAAGAGGCGGAAACGGGCCGAAACGATCAGGCTTCGTTCAGCGACGGCGCGCCGGTCGCTTCGAGATGGATTGGGCGCACGTTGGCGGGCTGGATGCGATAGAGCGGGCGGCGCGCGGCATAAAGGCGGGCCTTGGCGATCCGCGCGATGCAGACCCGATCGGACTGGTTGCCGCCGAGCGCATGAAAGGCGGAGGCGTCCTCGCCGACATAGAGGCCGACATGGCCCCCGCCGCCGCGCGTGAAGACGAGCACATCGCCCAGCGCCGGCGCCGGCGCTTTGGCGCCGAAGGCGGACCATGACAAAGCCCAGAGCGGATGCTTCGGCGGTTCCTTGCCGGCGCGCTTGGCGACCACCGCCATGAACAGGCCGCACCACGGAATGCTGTCGGCCCTGTAGACATCGGCGACCTCGCCGCCGACCTCCTTCGCCCACCCAATGATGATCGGATTGTCCGCCGTGCCTGGTTTTTCCATCGTGCCGTAGAGCTTGAGCGCCTCGACGATCATCTTCGGTCCCGGCTCGCGCGCGAGCCAGGCGTAGCGGGATGGCAGCATTTGTGAATTCCCCCTACATAGCCTCGGTGCGCGAAATTTCGTAAAATCGCACGCCATTGGAGCGGAAGGTTAGGGTAAACGACTTGCCGCTCTCGGTGCCGGTCGACAGCGCACCAGCCGACACGAACGAGTTCGGATCAAAATCAACCGAATAGCTTGTGGTGCCAGATGTGACGATGAGCACGGTAAGAAAGAATCCAATCGGGATCTCAATGGCATCAATTGTGCAATTTGCGGTCGGCGTTAATTGAAAAATTCCGCCATCCGCTGGATCGAGCAACACGGAACCGCTTTGCGTTCCCAGATCGACCGCGGCGGAATGCTGATTCATTCCGATGCGGCCGGAGAGATTAGCGAATGACGGTTGCGCCGCGCTGAATTCACCGTTGCTGTCGACGCCGGTCAAAAATTGATTGGCGGCGGGTTCAAATAGTTCAACGCCGCCGCGGCTATCTTCCGCGGGCGGCGGTAGCACAAGCGATGCATTGATCCATTGAGCACCATCAAAAACCAGATGCTGGCCGATGGCCGGATCGTCAAGTTCGACATCTTGCAGATCGCCGAGCGCAAAATATGTCCAGATGCAGTCGAAATCTGCGTTTGACGCTTTGCCGAGAACCTGTCCGGTGAGCCCGCCTTCTGGCAACATCAGCGCGGGCTCGGTGAAAAATAATCCGTAGTAGTCTTGACCCTGCCCATTGTTGGCGCCGGGATCGAATGTCGCTGCGCTCTGATGCGCGAATAGCACAATGTAGACGCTGCCGTTGTGGGTGACAAAATCCCACGGCACATAGAATGTGTCCGGTTGCCAGGCTTCGACACGGTTCGGCCGCGGCACTGGCAGCGTCACCTGATGTTGTGCGCCGCCGACCAGATGGAACGTCAGAGTCGTACCGGATAGCGTTACGCTTTCGATCACACCGCCGAACGCGGTGATCGCCGCCTCCAGCGCCTCGATGCGGGTCTGCGCTTCGTAGGTGTTGCCGTCGAACTGCGCCTGCGTCAACGGCGCGCCGGTCCCGGCGCCCCACGGCCCCGAGCCGCGGTAGGTAAATGGCATCTGTTGCTCCGATCAGCTCAACACGGGAATGTTTCGCGGCGCAGGGAACGGGTCGAATTCGTACAGCGGTTCGAATGTTCCGGCGCTGCCGCGATTGTTGGCAAAACCGGTCGGCGGCGAACGAAATTGACCGGTATCCGCGTCAATGCTGGGCGGACCGCCGTCAAAGTAGACGTGCGGTACGCCGAAAGTGCGCGCCGCCGGCGATATTCGTTGCTCCGGCGGAACATTTAGAGCATCCATTTCGGCCAACTCCTCGGCGGAAAATTTTGCCGGGTTCAGAACTTGCTGCCCAAACGTCGGCGATTGCGGATTGTTGTCAGTCTCGATGTCAATCAGTCGCGCCAGATTCTCCGGATTCGACAGCTCGATATATTTATCAAACCAGATTTGCATCTTCGCAAATCGCGTGCGCGTGTCGCTCGCCTCAAAGTCGAACGGGTTCTGCGACCGCACCTGTCGTGGAACCGCAAGCTCGGTGCCAGCGAGCACAAACCCATCATGGCCTGTCATGTCCTCGGACGTTGCGATTTGCACAATGGAAAAATCGACCATGTGTCCCGCGTCAGCGTAACCATCCTTGCCATCGAGAAACATTTGAAACGGCACCTGGGCTGTCATCACCGACGTTATCGGCCAACCAGCATAAGCACTGCGAATTTCCCGACCCGGCGTACCGAAAATTCCGTCAACATCGATCCAGATGACATAAATGCGATCCCCCGGCATAGAATTCGGGTCGGGCAGCAATTCGATATCCAGTTTGCCCGGCCGCAAATCGACGACCGTCGAGCCGTAATGAGAATTGTTGTAGTCGAGCACGCCATGCTGTTGGGTGTAGGACGAAAACGAAATTGGCACCAAGCTCTCGTCGATGACGGCCGCGTCAAATTCCCACACCCATTGCCAATTTACCTGCTTGGTTGCGGTTGAGAAACTTTGCGAGCTGGCATCGATGCTGATCGCTAGATGATGATATCGATCAATGAAGGAAGCACCGTTATCGCCGCCGTCATCGACCGATTTCCATTCCGGTTTGAATTCTGCCAACGATTTCCTGATATCGAGACAGACGCCAAGCGTTTTGGTCGGCTCCTCCTCGATCAAACCGTAAAAATTGGGAGTTGTTCCCCATTCAATTTCAAATGCCGGACCGCGCAGCAGGACATGGATTATAAGCTCAGTCCCTTCGCCCGATGGAACACGACCGACGCGAATAAAGCTCGTCAACGGACTAAAAATCGAGCCCACATCGGAGCCTCCGAAATGCAGTAGCCCGAACGCATTACCGATTTCCTCGCCGAAGCTGGTTTCCGACGCCAAACTGAAAAACGCCGAAAAAGTAAATTTCTTGAAGTCTGCGATGGTCGTCGCTGATTGTCTGACCCTCGCCATCGCCGGCTCAGTCTGGAACTCGACCGCCCCCGACCACATCACGTTGACGATGTTCTGCAGCGGATCGAGCCGCCAGGGCGGGTTGATGCGCTCGTAATCGCGATCGTCGAGCCATAGCGACTCCGGCACCTCGCAGAAGCGCGGCTCGAACGGATCGTCCGGATCGTCGATCGGTGCGCCGGCTTGCGGCCAATCGGCGATCAGCGCGAATTCCTGCGAGAAATCCTTGGCGTCGCGCAGCGCCAGGCAATCGATGCGCTCGACATCGACCCACGGCACGCCGTCCGGGTCGTTATCACGGCAATAGCGCACCACGTGGGTGCGGATGTGCGCCGGGTCGCCGGGCTGCGGCTCGGCGCGGCGCGGCGGCGGGTCGTTGTTATTGACGACATAGCCGCGCAATTCGCCGTCGCCCTTGGCGTCGCGCAGGATCAGGCCGTCGATGCGCTCGACCTCGATGCGCTGCGACGGATCGGCCGGGTTTTCGACCACATGCCGGTGCGTGATGCGGCCGCCGTTCTCCGAATTGTCGAAGATCAGGCCATATTCCTGCGCGCCGGTCTTGGCGTCGCGCACCGCCGCCGCCTGGCAGACCAGCACGTCGACGTAGTTCTCCGCGTCGTCCGGATCGCGCAGGCGCAACCGGTAAAGAAAATCGTTGGGCATGTCAGTTGCGGAACTGCGCTGCGGCCTGGGCGATGCCGATACGCATCTCGGGCGGCACGTCGTCCTGCGGCACTTCCTTCGGATATTTGATGACGTACACCGTGACTTCTGAGCTGAACGAAGTGTTCCACACCGTCAGCCGCCCGCGCCGGCCGGCCTGGATCACCACGTTCTTGTTCTCGATCTCCATGGTCACGCCGCCGCTGGCGCTGCCGGAGAACGTCGCCTGCGGGTTGAGCGAAGCCGGTTGCGTCACCGTGAAATTGAGCGGCTGCGTCGGCACGATGGCGGCGACGATGCCGGCGGCGGCAAGCGCGGCATTGCCGTTGATCGCCGCGACCATCGCCAGCGCGGCGGTGGCGAGCGTGTCGTCGCTATCGAGCGTGTAGCCGACGGTCACCGGATTGCCGGCGAGCGCCGCGCTGGAAACGGTCAGCGCCAATTGCGCGCCCGCGCTTGGCGTGCCGCCGAGGGAGACGCGCAGCGCGCCGGCGCCGGCGGCGGGCCTTGCCGGGGCGGTGCGGCGCGGCGCCACCGACGGCGCCGTGAACGGACGGACGAGGCGTTCGAAGCTGGGCATGCGGTCAGGCCGGCGCGGCGAGATCGATCTGCGGCGGCAGCACGAGCGGCGAGGTCTGCAATTCGTAGGTCGCCTCTAGCCCCTCGTCGTCCACGGGCCGCAATTCCAGCTCGTACCAGATCGCGCCGTCGGTGAGCGCGTCGCTCATACCGGCGCGGTTCTGCCGTTGCATAGCGATCTGGTTTTCCACGGTCGGTTCCTGCTGCATGCGCGCCGCCTCAACCGCGGCGGCAATGGCGGGCGCAAGCGCCGCCTCTTCGGCGGCGAGCGAACCGTGCACCTCCTCGCGCAGCACCACCTGGTCGCGGGTGAGCGGGAACTGCATCCCCTCCGCGTTGGTGGGGAACTCGGGGAGGCTGTAGGCGATATCGCCGCTTGTGGCGATGGACGATGCGCCGGTGTAGGCCTGGATGCCCGGCTCAAGCACGTCCTCCTCGACATAGACCGGCTCACCGACCTCCGCCGTCGGCTCCCCTCCATTGCCGGGCACGCAGGCGATGGTGACGTTGCCGATCATCTCGCCGCGGTCGCCGTTGACGCTCAACCGATAGGACACGACCTTGCCGAGCGCCGCGCCGCCCGGCAGCCGGGGATCGTGCAGCCGCGCCGAATGACGGCAGGACAAGCCTGCGGCGCGGGCAAAGCGGCAATCGAACGAAACCTGCACCGCGCGCGCGGCGAAGGCGAGCTTGGCGCGCGCGCGCATGAGGCAATATTCGACGCTTTTTAGGCCGCGCTCGGTCGGGAAATAGGTCATGCGCCCCGGATCGACGATCGGCGGCCCCTCGATATTCAGCGTCTCCCCGGTCAGGAAATCCGTGCCCAACAGGGGCGCGCCGACATCGGCGCCGTCGAGGGTCAATACCTCCTCGTCGGCAGGTGTTTCCGCTTCGGCGAGCATCGGCTGCAAATCGGCGGTCAGGCGGAAGCGCAGTTTTTCGGTGCGGTTGCGGCCGGCGTCGTAGCGCAGCACGAGGCGGGTCGAAACCTGCCAGACCGGCAGCACCATGCGCGATTCCTGGATGCTGGAGCGCGGCTGATCGGTGAAATCCGGGTCGTAGGGGTTGATGACGCCGATGACCTGGTTGCGCGTGAGCAGAACGCCTGTCCCAGGCGCAATGCCGAGCGGCGCCGAATAACTCATGCTCAGCGACATGGTATCGCCGACCGCATGCCGCTTGGCGCGGTTCTGCCAACTGTAGCGCAGCGAGATGTGCGGCCGCGCGCCGATATCGTTGTCGTCGCGCGCCTCCGCATGGAACACGCTCCAGCCGCCGCCGAGCGAGGCGCCGATCCGCGGCCAGTCGCCGATCAGCGATTGGCCGCAATAGGTGGTGAAACGCCGCGCGTCGAAATCGACGTAGCCGGAGGAGGCATTGGCCCAGGTCACCGAAGCCTCGACCGTGATGCCGCGCTGCGGCGGCCCGGTGAAGGTGACGGAAACACTATCGTAAAACGCATCGTCGGCGGTGAATTCCTCGATGCCCGCCTCGTCGTCGAGCCAATCGGACACGGTGACCTCGTGCGTCACCCGGTCGATATGCCAGGACGCGGTATAGGCTTCGAGGATCGCGTCCGGGTCGTCGCGGTGCGCGTCGTCGAGAAAGATCGGGTCGTAATAGGGCGCGACCTTCAACGTCTGCGCCAATGTATGTTTGCGCGCCACGAAGTCCGCCGGCTGCGCCACCAGTTCCAGCGTCACCACCTCGGCCAGCATGTTGCTCGGGATGCCGACCAGGCGCCCGAAGAACAGCGGTTCCGTCTCGCCGCCGTCGTTCCAGGCGAGCCAGGCCCATTGCTTGCGGCCGGGGGCGAGCAGGCCTGCGCGCGGATTTCTGATTTCGATCGAGAGCGACGGGAATTCGCCCTCGACGTGCTCCAGCACGAAGCCGTAAATCTTCTCGTCCTCGCGCGCGAACGATGGGACGAACTCGGTATCGTCCGCATCGACCCAGGCGAAGAAGAATTCCGGCACGGATCAGATTTCCTCAAGCTCAATCTGCCAACTGTATTCGGCACCGTACTCGTCGGCGGAAACACGGATGTCGAGCACCAGCATCTCAAGGCGCGGGCGATAGAACACAAACTCGCCGACGGTGCGCTCGGAACCCGGCACCGCCGGCCGCGTCGCCGCGCCGGTCGCGGGATAGGCGAGTTCGGCCACGCAATCGACCGTCACCGCCTGGCCGCGATAGGCGCCGTCGAGCGCCGGCGTCCAAAAATCGGTGCAAGTGATAGTGCTGCGGTACTTGCGGAACCGTTCCGGCGTGGCGCCGTCGAGCGCGCCGTTGATGGTGCGGCGCGGCGGCGCGGTGTCGATCAATTCCAGCGTTTGCGTGAGCCCGCGCGCGGAATAGGGCGCAAGCCGCGGCGCGCCGCCGCCTTCCGCCGGCGCGATCACCAGCAATGTTCCGAGCGGCGGCAGCGGCATCAGCGATAGGCGCTCTGACGGCGCCCGGCGAGCCGCACGCGCTTGAGCGCGGCGATGCGCTGCAGGCTATCGAGCGCGTCCTCGTTGGCGGTCAATCCGTTGACGCGCTCTCCGTTGATGATCAGCGTTACCGGCCGCGCGGCGACGGCTGCCGGCACCAACCCGCCGTCGGCAAAGGACAACGGCGGCAGGCGCTTAATTTCCTCGATTAGGCCGCCGAACCCAAAGCGCGGCAGGCGCAAGGCATTGAGCGCCGCAAACAACGCCGCGCCGTAATGCTCGACCGCGGCGGCGCGGACGACGAATTCGCCGCGCGAGAGCCACGCCGGGATCGAATCGGAGGTGGCCGTGCCGGGACCGCGCACCAGGCCGCCGAAGGCGAACGGCGAGCCGATGGCGCCGAAATTGCCGCTTCCGACGCGGTCGATGTCGGCGAGGATGTCGCGCACGCGCTGGGCGACGGGAGCGAGAATCTGTTCGATGCGATCGGCGGCCTGCTGGAACGGCGCCGCGATGATGTCGGCAAGCCCAGCAAGCGCGGCGTCTACGGCGGCGGGCAGGGCGGAAACGGCGTTGGTGATGGCATTGACCATACCCTGCGCGCGCTCGCCGGCGGCGGCCATCAGTTGATCGAGGATGGCGCGCAGCGCGGCCGCGGCGTCCTCGACCGGTTTCAAATCGATCACGCCGGGCGGCTTGGCACCCGATGTCGGCGCGCCCGGCGTCAGCGGCGTCTCGCTCACGCCGCGGACGGCAATTGAGGACCGTTGCGCCTCCTGCCCGACGGTGCGGATGGAGCGCGCGAGATCATCGAAAGCTGATTTGAGCTGACCGACCTGCCGATCGGCGCCGCTCAGCGCACCTTCGACCTGCTTGGCGGCCTCCGAAGCGGCCTTACCGATGCTGTCGGCGGCGTTACGTTGCAATTGCTCGATGCGCTGTGCCGCCGCCTGTTCGGCCTCGACGCGGCGGTCCGCCGATTCGCGCCCGGCCTGCTCTAGTTGCGCCAGCAATTGCCTGCGCCGTTCGAGCAGCGGCCCGGCGTCCTCGCGCCGCGCAATCTCGCCCTCGCCGAGCCGCAACAGCTCGCGATCGGCCTGATTGAGCTGCCGAACCGCCTCGGCGCGACCGCGCGCGGCGGCCTGGAACCGCGTCAATGCGTCGATCATGTCCTGAATCGCGCCGACCACCTGCGGCGCGGCCAGGATGACGGCGGCGATCCAGCCAGCGGGGCCGGCAAAAACGAGGCCGGCGATAGCGGCAGCCTTAAGCGCCAGGACGAGGGATTTGGCGGCGGCTTCCGAGAGGCCGAACCCTTGCGCGAGGCGTTGCAGCGCGCCTTCGGCCAATACGGCGGCGGCGGCGAGGGCGGGAAGCCCGAGCGCACCGATGGCCGTTCCGAGTGCAACGAAAATGGCGGCGAGCGCGGTCGTCGTCGTCAAGAGCAGCGAGAACGCGCCGGTGATCTGGCCGACGACGGCGATGATCGCCACGTCGCGTCCGGTCAGGTTGGTGCCGAACACCGCATTGACGGCCCGCGCCAGGCGATCGAGCAGCCCCATCAATGTTTCGAACGCCGGAATGACGGCGCCCTGGATCAATTCCCGCACCCGGGCGGCGAAACCCGTCAACGATTGCACGATTGAATCGACCAAGCCGCCGGCGGTCGGCGCGCGGCCGGAAAGCACCGCCACGAAATCGTCGATGACCGGGCGCGCGCGCTCGGCGATCTGCTGCGCCCACGCGCGCAAGGCCGCCTGGTTGCGCGCGAGCGCGCCGGTGATGGCGTTGACGAGCGTCGCCAGCTGCGGGGCGAAAATCGAGGCGAGCTTGATCTTGAGATTTTCGACAATGTTCGAGAGCCGGGTGAACGCGCCGATCGCCTCCTCGCTCGCCCGCACATCCTGTTCGGTCAAAGCCAAGCCGAGCGCGGTGAAGGCCTCGGCGAGCTCGCGCACGCCGTTGCGGCCGCGCAACAACAGGGGCAGCATGGCGTGGCCCTGGCGGCCGAAGATTTGCAACGCCAGCGCCGTCGCCTCCGGCCCGCGCCCAAGCCGCGCGAAGCGATCCGCCAAATCGCCGACGATGTCCTCCAGCGGTCGCATCGCCCCCGACGCATCGACGACCGAGACGCCGAGGCGGTCGAAGGCGCGCCCCACTTCCGACAGCTTGTTGTCGGCGGTTTGCACGTTGCGGCTAAGCTCGACGAAACGCACGCCGAGCGCGGTCAATTGGCGGTCGAACGCGCCCTCGAACGGCGCCTCGGTAGCGACCCGGACGCCCATGCGAATAAGGCGATCGCGCAAGAGATCGGCGCCGGCGCCGATCTTGTTGAAGGCATCGATCGCGCCGACGGACACGACGCCGAGCCTTTCGCGCCATTGAACCAGCGCCTCGGCGCTCGCCTGCGCCGCATCGGCCACGTTCTTGGCTAGGAATTTCATGCCGTTGGCGAATTTGTCCTGCTCGATCGAGGCCGCCGCGGCGGCGAATTGCAGGCGCTGATACGAATCGGTCGAAAGCCCGAGCGAGGCAGCGGTATCCTCGATCTCGTTGGCCGCGCGCACGCCCGAGCGCACGAACAGCGCAAATCCCGTCGCTGCGGCGGCAACCGCGCCGGCGAGAACGCCGAACCGCTTGGCCGTGTCGCCGACCGCGGCGGCGATATTGCCGAGCTGGGTGCCGATCTCGCCCGCCGCCGCGCGCGCGTTCGCGGCGGCGGAAGAAAGCGCCTGGCGCATGTCGGCGACGCGGCGCTCGAACGCCGTCATCGGCAGCGTCGCTTCCTGCGCCGCGCCGGCGATCTGGCGCAGCGCGCGCTCGCCGGTGATGCCAAGCTCGGCCAGTTCTTTCGCGATCTCGCGCGCGCCTTCAAGCGCGATGCGTTGAGCTATTGTTGCGGCGGCCATGATGGGATTGTTGGAGTTCCGAAAAAGGACGGGTGACGGCTATCCGATGTGACGCCGGTAATATTCGGGAAGGCGGGCGCGCTCGCGTGCCGCAATGTCGGCGATGCGCAGGCGCTTTTTGATTTGCACCTGATTAACGCCGATGAACATCGGCACGCGCACGAAGCGCGCGCGGCGGCTAGCGAAGCCGGGGGAACGGCGGCGGCTGAGCTTAAGCGGCCCGCCAGCGGCGCGTTTGACGGCGCTTTCCGGCACCACCCCCATCAGCATCGGCGGGCGCCCCGCCACGTTGACCGAAATCAGTCGGCCGATGTTGCGGGCGTAGAACTGCGGGGTCATGCGATGGCCGCCGCGCCGGATCGGAACGTTGTTGGTCGGCAGCCACAGGCGCGGGTTGCCGCGGATCGTGGCCCCGCTTTCGAACACGCCGGCATAGGGAATCTTAGAATAGAGATAGGCGGCGGCGTTGATCGATGCCTTGCGCTCGGGAAAAAGCCTCAAGCGCAGGGCGGCGGCGAAGCGGTTGCCGAGGCCGGCGGCGAGGATATCGGCGCGCCCCGCCGTTTGCGCTGCGCGCCCGGCGTCGCGGACGGCGAGCGTTGCCGCCACTGCGATCCGTTCGCGGATCGCGGCGGAAGCGCGCGCGAACGCCTGCGGCTCGAAATCGAACGAGAACGAGAGGCTCATCAGTCGCGCTGCAATTTCTTGAGCTGGCGTTTCAGTTCCTTGGCCTCGCCGCGCGCGGCGAGCGCGTTGAGGCTCAAGGCGGCGGCGAGCTCGTGCCGGCGGCGCCGGCGCGCAAGCCTAAGACGCGCGATGAGTTGCCGCGGCGTCAGCGGCCACAATTCGCTTTCGCGATAGCCGGCGCCGATCAATTCGTCGATGACGGCGGCGAGGGCGTCGAGGGCGGCGCGGCCGTCACCGCCTCGCTCATGATCGCCTGCAGCGAGAGCCCCAGCTTGCGCAGGGCGTCGAGGAAAGGGCCGGGGCCGTCCGGCAGCGACACCTCGACGATGGCGGCGAACAGCGCCGCCTGCTCGCCGAGCTTGAGCTCCTTGGCGCGCGCCTCGACCGCCTCGTCGCCGCGCGCGCCGATGCCGCAGGCGAGGATGGCGGCGAGCGCCTCCGGCGCCGCGGCGGCAAGCTCGTCGAGGCCGAAGCGGCCCTCCGCCGCAAGCCGGCCGAGCACCGAAAAGCGCCCGACCAGATAGGGGATGTCCTGCGCCGCGATCCCCACCACGTCCACATCGACGCCGCGCAGGCGCACCGTGCGCTTGAGCGGCGCCAGATCGAGCAGGGAAACACTCACGCCGCCGCCTGCGTCTCAGTAATGGTGCCGAAGGAACCGCCAACCGACAGGCACTCGCCGGTCAGTTCGATCGTTGCATAATCGTCGCCGATGAAGTCGAACGAGCCGGGGTCGAACGACACCTTAGCGATTTCCGCCTCGAATTGATTGCCCTTCTCGTTTGTGCCCTCGATGCGGATCGCGCCGGTGACCTCGTTGGCGGCGAACAGCTCGAAACTGCGCGGGGGACCAACTGCAATAGTGCCGCCGAACAGCGCCATTTGGAGGTTTTCCAACGTGATCTCGTCGAGCGTGAGCGTGAGCGTGCCGGATTTGCGGATGATGAAGGTATCGTCCTTCTCCTGAATACCCTGCATCGAAGAGAAGTGCTCCTTCTTTTCCACTTTCGGCTCGAGGCGGGCCGACGGCGCGTTGCCAAGGTGCCGCTCGGTCCCGCCGGTCGGGGTAAAATAGACATTACCCTTGCCGATGAAATAGTTCAGCGGCGACGGTGATACGGCCATGATAACCTCCTTTGCATGCTGTTAGAGATCGTTCGGATCGAACAGGTAACTGATTTGAAAGCGGAGCACGAGGTTGCCGATGATCGCACGGCCCTCCTGCAGGCGGAGCGCGCAGCCGAGATAACGCACCGCGCCGGAGGACCGCCCGCCACCGGTACCAGCCAGCGATGCAAGCACCGCATCGGACAACACCGCGCGCACGAATTGTGCACGCAAACCGTTCAACACGGTGCCGACTGCCCCCTCCAATACCAATAGGCTCGTCTGCGGCGTCATGTGCACCAGCATAGGGGCGAGCGCCGCAACATTGCGCCGAAGCTGATCGGCGTCGACTTCCTCCTCGCTGTCGAGGACGATCGCGGACGGCAACTGTTCATCGCCGATATTGATGTCGTTGCGCGCCGCATATTTGATGCCGTCGAGACCGGCGGCGATTTCGAGCAGGCGAACCAGAATGGCCTCGCGCTTGTCAGTCATCGCCTTCAGGCCGCCTCAAGAAACATCAGCACCTCGCCGTCGCGCTCGCCGCGATGCGTAGGCTGCATTTGCACCGCATGCACGATCCAGTCGCGGCCGTTAATGGTAAGCGTACCGCCGCGCAGAGTTTCCGGCGCGATCCCGTGATTGGCGAGTTCGGCGGCGCGCACGGCGGCGGCCGGCCGAACACTCTGGATGACGCCGTCACCGCCATCGACGCGCTCGATCGCCACCCCGACGGTGCGATCGATAACGCGCAGCTCATAGATCGCCGAGCCGATCTCCATCTGCGCGTCGACGCCGAACACGGAATAGAGCGGGGCGAACAAGATCTCATCGAAGGCGATGGTCACGGCTGCTCACGATTGTTGCGGCGGCGCGTAGCGTCGAACCGGAATTTTCACGCTGACCGGTTCGATCGTTCCGTCGGAAAATGTCGGGATGAAGTGCAACACATAGTCGACGCCCTCGACGCCGTGCTTGAACCATTGCGAAACGATTTTTCCAGTTACGACCGGAGGTCCGTCGAGTCGCAATGACGAATTGTTGTCGTCAACACGCGACGATTCGTGCACCTCGATGCGAACGACAACGGAATCGATATTAGCGCCAACAGGCGCCAAGTTAGAAAAATCAACCGACAACAACAAGCGCCCGTCCGGGGTCGTGGGATCGAAGTGCAACATGGCGTGATCATTCGACGAGCAGATGACGCGTCCGCGCTCCTGGCATTATTGCGCGCGCATGCGCGGGGGCTGCGATGCCACGCGTGCGCGCGCCCGGCGCTACTGCGCGCGCATATGAAACGGCAATGGTGCGCGTGCGCGCGCCGGGAACGACCAAATAATCGGGATCGATCCGTAACGGCCGCAGCGACGAGAAGAGACCGCGCAGCGCGGTAAAGAGACGCGTGACGACGGAGAGAGCGGTCCTAAAGCCGCCGCCGCCAAAACCGCCCATCGTCAACGCCGTGCGCGCGCCAAGCGCCGCTGAATAGCCGCCGCTTCCGCCACCGCCGCCGGCCATGGTCGTCCGCCCGACCATGATCATCAGCAAAGCGATTGCGCTGCGCGCAGCGCTGGACACGCTTGCACGTGCCGTCAACGTGATCGAATAAACCGCCGCGGCGCCAGCCGCGCTCATTGCGCCAGCTCGCGCGACAAGGGCGGCAAGAAGGTTCGATGCGCCGCGACCAGCGCCAGCATAGCTGGCGCGTGCGCGCAGCGCGACAGCATACGCTCCGATCGCCATTGAACGGCATGCCAAATTAGCCCGCGCCGCGATCAAAATCAGTTGCGTGAACGCGCTGCGCCCCGCGCCGCTTATGCTCGCCCGCGCGCTAAGCGCGGCGGAATAGACGGCTTGGGCGGCGGCCGCCATGGTTAAGCTGGCGCGCGCGGCAAGCTCAAGTAGAAAGATAAGCGGACCGTAGCTGGCGGAGGCGGCGCAGATGCGGCCCGCGAGCGCGGCGGTAAAGCTGCCGGCAGAGCGGGTGCTGCTTGCCGAGGCGCTACGCGCGGCGAATGCGGCGGCAAAAGCGCTCGCCGCTTGCGCTTTGAGCGCGAGCGCGGAACGCGCCGTAAACTCAAGTGTCCGATCAAGAACACCGTGCAATGCATTCGCGGCGCCAATGTGGCCGGCGAGCGCAGCAGTGAAGCTGCCGATCGAACGCAACGCATTCGTCAAAATCGCGCGTGCAGCAAGCGAAGTCGCAAAGCTGCCGACAGAGCGCGCGCTTCCGGTCGAGGCCGCGCGCCCGGTTATAGCGGCAGCAAAATTTCCTGCGGCCCGGGCGGAAAGCGCAAACGCAGAACGCGCCGCAAGCCCAAGTATGCGGTCGAGAGTGCCGCGCAATGCATTCGCGGCGCCGATACGCCCCACAAGTGCGGCGGAGAAGCTACCGGCAGAACGCAGCGCATTCGCCGATGTTATGCGCGCCGCAAACTCCGCTGCGAAGCTTCCTGCGGCGCGACAAGAGAAGGCGAACGCCGTGCGGCCGATGAGCGTGGCGGCAAATCCGCCATCAGCTCGCCCTCCGCTTGCCGCCGTGCAGCGCGCCGCGAAGAGGAGCAGCCGATCAATGATGCCGCGTCCGGTGGAGGCAGTACCGATGCGACCTGACAGATCGGCAGCGAAACTGCCAGCCGAACGCGCGCTGAGCGCGGATGACGTGCGCGCTCGAATCGAGGCGGTAAAATCTCCGGCCGCGCTCGCCCGGCAAGAAAGCGCCGCACGCGCTTCGAGCGCGATGGTCGCGCCGGTAGGGAGCGGCAGCGGAATGCGGACGGCAATCGGCACCTAAAATGCCTCCGCTCTAAACAAAATCAGACCGGCACGAGCTGCCGGAAGTCCATAGGCGTCACATAGTTGTCGGCGACCGGGGGATGCGGACCCTGGACGACCGTGCCGTTCAAGCTCCAGGTCTGCCGCCCCGCTCTGCCCCACCAGACCTCGTCGAACCGATCCGTCTCCGAGCCCACGCTTGCGCGCAGCGAGCGGTATTCGACGATGTTCGCGGCGACGCGACGGTTCGCGAACGGCCCGCGGAACGCAAGCTGGCGCAGAAAATCGTCGTTCGTCGCCAGATTGGCGCCCACCACGTCGTTGTTGGTACACCAGAATTCGGCGATCCCGCCGGACCAGTATTGCGGTGCGGTGTCGTCCATCAGGCGACCGAGCACCATGCGCGCCATGGTGATCGAAACGTTGGTTGTGCTCTGCGAATGGCTGATCGATCCATCCGGCTGCAGCACCGAGAAGCGTCGATTGTTGGTGGCGATGGCGCGCGCGAGCAGAAAGGTCCAGGCATTGGCGGTGGCGGTAAAGGTTCCCGTTCCTACCGAGTTGGCATAGAACGTCCAGGTCCCTCCGGCATCCTTTGCGATTTCGAATGCAGCGACGCTGTTGGTAGACGGGCCGAGCGACCAGACGACGCGGTCTCCAGTCGCGCCGTCCCAATAGACCCACATCGCGACCGTGAACGGCAGCGCGGTGATCGGCGAGGATGAGTTAAGCAAATATCCCGTCGATCCGTCGAAGAAGGCCATCACGCGCTCACATATTTCACCGGCGTCGCCTTGACCTCATGGTTGCCGGCGGTGGCGTTGAGTGCAACGGCGGTATTATGCACCACGTAGATGCCCCACTTCGACGGCGTAGTCCCACCGAACGCCTGCGCGATCGAGCACGGCCCCCATTCATAGGTATGGTTGGAGGTCGCATCGGTCGGGATGATCTGCAATAAGCGCATCAGGTTCTTCTCGCCGGTGGGCGAGAAATTGGCGTCGGTGCCTCCGGCTCCCGCCGAATAGGTGGTGCCGTCATAGGAGCCGTAGGCCCACACCTCGATCTGCCGCGCGGTGGTAGGCGTAGTGCCGGTGGTCACCTTGCCGCCCACGAGGAAGTCCACGTATCCGTTGGTCGAATTGTCCACCGCCGTTGAGATACGGCCCGCGATCAGGTTGGTGTCGCTCGCAAGCGAGGCAAGCGTGATCGTGAGCGTGATCGGGGTCGCATAGCTCAGCGAGACGGTGGCCATTAGCGCCCCTCACCCTTAGGCCAGCGTGAGCACCAGGTTGCCGGGCGTGCCGCCGGCAAAGCTCGCAGTGACTCCGCTCGGCACCGATTGCGCCGCCACCTTGCGCACCAATCCGTTGCCGGTACCGGTGGTGTTGACGCCGCAGGTGAAGGTGTCGGTGGTGGCGTTGGCGACCGTTTTCAACCCCGACCACGAGCCGCCGGTGGCGGGCAGCGTACCGCCGTATTCCTCGGTGACAACCACCGAATCGCCGTTCGCATAGCCGTGCGCCGGCACCGTGAGCACGCAAGGGGAGGCGGCCGAGCCGGTGAACGGCTTCCAGGCATGGTTGCCGAGATAGTCCCAGGCGATGAGGTTGCCGGAGGTGGAAGCGTCGAACAGGCCGAATGCCACCACCGTCCCCCAGTCGGCAGTGGCAGTCGGAAACGTGATGGAGTTGGCATTCGAGGTCGACGCCGGCGCCGAGCCCGCGGCGGCGTTCCAGGTGGTGCCGGAGGTGGCAACGCGCGCATACGAGCCGCCGGAGACCTCGGTGCCGCCGCCGGCGTCGGTAGGCGCGGCGGTGAACAGCGCCACATAGATGGTGGGCAGCGACCCGATGGAGGTCTTGCCGGTGGTGTGATCGAGCACTTTCCTCGCCCAGTAATCCGACATGCCGGACATGAGAGTCTCCTAATGGGTGGTGACGGTTTCGGCGCCGACGATGCGGCCGTTCTCATCGCGGATCACACGCTTGGGCGCGGCAATTGCGCTCGCTGCGCTTTGCAGTGCGGCAGCCAACTGCTGCTGACCCTCGATCAACGCCGCCATGGCCTGTTCGATTGAGCGCTGGGAGGCCACGAAATGCTCGCCCAGTTTTCCGGCCACTTCGTCGGAAGCATTAAAATGTATGGTGTTCTGCGGCTGCACGCTTTGTTCGGAAGCCCTGGCCTTGGCCTCCACCTCCGCCGCCTTGGCTTGCAGGCGCAACAACTCAAGTTCCTTCTGGAATTCGAATCGCTGTCGCTCCAATTCCATCTCGAATTGCGCCTTCTTCTCTTCCGTCGCGGCGTCGGCGAGCGCCTGCGTCTTCTCGATTTCGATGCGGGCGGCGATCTCCTGCAACTTCGGATCGGGCGGTTGCTGGATCGGCGCCGACATTGGATCGGTCGGCTCGCTGCCCGGTTCGACGAAGAACCGCTCGGCATTGCGATGGCCCAGCAGCCGCGCCAGTTCCTGCGCGCTCTCCCACAGATTGCGCGGCGACACCATGCCGGCGGCCAGCGCCTCCTTCTGCGCCGCAATCAGCATCTGCAATCCGGCCAGCCGCTCGGTGCGGCTGCCGTAGCCCAGCCCGACGTTCACGGTCATGTCCTTGCGCGTCTTCCAGTTGCGCGGATCGACTTCGATCCAGCGATTGCGCAGCCGCACGACTTGCGCCTGTTCGCCGTGCTTGCGCACGGTCTCATGCAGCAACAGGAACAAATCGCGGATTCCGGTTTGCGCAAAGATGCGCGCGATCAGGCGAATCTTGGCCTGTGCGGCATTGAACATCTGGTGCGCAATCGTCGCCACCTGATTCTGCAGCGCGTTCGGATCGACGCCCTGCCCCTGCCGGGTGACGCCGGTGCGCCATTCGCGCTGTGCATCGAGATACTGCAGCACCGGGAACATCTGTTGCGCCACGTCCGGCGCCTTGGTCCAGGAAATGCCGCCCGGCTGGCGGACGCGGATCGGCGCTCCGGCGCGGAAGGTAAGCAGGTCGTTCAGCGTCTCCGGCGTGGCGTGCGATTGCGCCACCTCCGGCCGCGGATAGACCGCAAGATAGGTGGCGTCCATCATGCCGCGCAGGATCGCGGTCTTGATGCGCTGAATGTCGATCACGAGATCAGCAATCGACCGTCCGATCAGCCGGTGCGTGATGATGACCGGCGTAATGGCGGCGAACGGAATGCGGTCGATGCGCTCGATGTCGGGCTTGCCGTTGAGCCTCAACACCTCGCCGTCCTCGCCGCCGGTGACGATGCGGTAATAGCCCGGTTTGTTGTCCTGCTCGTAGTCGAGATAGATGTAATGTTCAACCACCTCGACTTCGCGCGCGACGTCGTTGGAGGCGTCGGAGGCAAAGAACGTCAATCCTTCCTGCACGGTATCGCGCCGCGTGCGCTCGATATTGGTGAGACTGGTGGTGGGTTTCAAGCTCCGCACCTGTTCGGCATCGTATCCTTGCGCGATAAGATCGCTGACGCGTCTGATGACGAGGTGATAGCAATAGCGCGCATCGCGCAAGGAGCGGGCGGAGGCGGCAACGCCAAACTCCTCCGGCGGCACCGCCTCGACGCGGGCGCAGCCGTAGCTCGATTTGCGCACCACGGTCAAATCATGCAGACCGTCGTGCTCGGAATGCTCGATCACTTCGACGGCAGGGTCCGATGTGATGAGCGCGAAGGCGTCCGCGGTCTGGTTGTAATAGGTCTCGCGCTCTGATTTCTCTCCCTTCTCCCACCAGACCTTGGCGATGCCGAGCTTCTGCAGCAGCGCATCCTTGATCATGGAGTACAGAACGAGAAATCCGTCGTTCTGTTCCCAGAACACGTGATTGATGTAGTCCGTCTCCTGGGCCGCCGCCTCTTCATCCTCCGGGCCTACGGGATTGAACATCACCACTTCATCGCCGCCGGCAAAAATCTCTATCAGTTCCGGCATCATGCCTTCTACCGTATCGGCGACGTCGCTGGAGACGGCGGTCGAGCGGCCGGCGAGCGACGGCATATCGCGCGTCATGTCGCCCAGGTAGTAGGCGAGCGCCCGCTCGCGCTCGTTGGCAAGGCGCGAGCCGGGCGTGGAACCGAGCGCGGCCGCCCGTTCGGCGGCCAGTATCGCCTTCAGTTCGCTCTCGCTGATCGGCATGGTCAGGCCAGCGCTATGTTCGGCACTTCAAGGGAGCGCCAGAAGTTCTGTTGCCGGGTCGGCTGCTCGTAGCAGATAGCCATCAGGCCGAACGCATCAGCGGCGTGCGAGGACCAATCGTGCTCCGGCCCCAGCCCTATCTCGCGCTGTTCGTCGATGCGTTCGTGGTAGTAGGCCAGCGCCTCGCGTCCGGCCGCGGTCTTGTCGCGGTCGAAGTAACAGCGCGGCAAAAGCCTGCGCACCGCCTCGATCCGCATCGCCGCCGCGCCGCGGCCCTGATTGGGCACCGGCTCCGGCACCTCGAACTCGGCCTCGCGCAGATGATCGCAGTATCGCTTGCCGGTGATGTTGTTGGTCACCGCACCGTCGTGCGGCAGGATGCAGATGGCGCGACTCCAGCCGCGCTGCCGAAGCTGGTCGGCATAGTAGGCGAGCGGCTGCCCCTGCCCTTCGATGTAATCGAGCACGTAGATATCCTGCCCGCTCCACTGTACGATCCAGATTGCCATGGCGTCGGAAGTGGCACCTGCCCCGCCGATATCGAAGAAGGCGCGCACGGGAAGCAGCGGATCGACGGCGAGCTTGGCCACGATGCGGCCCTCGCGTTCGCAGGCCGACAACAGCGCGCCAAAGTACGAGCCCTGAACCTGGGTGGCATACTCGCCCTCCCAGATGTGATCGTAGCGATCCGGATAGCGCGCCTGATCGAGCCGCCTTTCGGCATCGAGTTCGGGCGGGAACCACGGATTGTCCCGCCATGATACGCGCACCACGCGCGCATCCGGCACCTCGCCGGCGCGGAAGAAGGCATCGACCGCATCGCGCCGCGAGCGCGGGTTCCACGAGGCCCAGATTTGCGAGGAAGGCGCGCGGATGGTCGGGCGCAGAATCGAGAAGGAGGCGTGTGAGAGCGTATGCGCCTCTTCGATCCAGCAACGATGGAACCCTTCGAGCGATTTGATCGAGTCGGCAGTGTAATCGTGCATGCCGCGGAATATGATGATGCCGTCGCCCGGCGTAGCGATAGCCTCGCGATAGCTGCGGAATCCATCGGCCTCGGTGAGACCGTGCCGGCGCAACTGGTCCTCCACCAACAGCTTGGCCGATTCCTTCAGATCGCGCTGGATTTCGCGCACGCACACGCAGCGCAATCCCTCGCCCGAGATGCCGGGCTGAGCGAGCGCATCCTCGATCAGGAGCGAAGCAAAGAAATGGCTCTTCCCGGAGCCGCGGCCGCCGTAGGCGCCCTTGTATCGCGCCGGCTCAAGCAGCGGGCGGAACACCGCCGCCGTTTGGATTGAGACCTTCCGCATGTTCGATCAGGATGGGATCCGGCTGCGCGGGCACGATTGTCGGCTGCGGCGCGGAGGCAATGGCATCCACGATCACGCGCTCGATGCGATGCACGACCTCGATCGGCTCCTCCGCATCGCCGGCGACGCGGTGCGGCACTCGGCCATCCAGCCGGTCCGCCAATTCGCGAATAGCGAGGATATCGCCTGAGGCCGCCACCTCGAGCAGCTTGCGCGCGATCTTGCGCAGGTGACGGAAGTCGTTGTCGTCCTCCGCGCGCGCAATCTCCATGCGCAGCGCATTCAAGAACGGCCGCTCCTTGGTCCAGCCGAGCGGTCGTCCACGCTTGCGTTTTGTTTGCGTCATTTCCGTTTCTTCGTGCGCGAACGCATGGCTGCGCTCAAGAGACCGCTGCCGGAATCGGCGCGCACGAACTCCTGCGCCACCTTGACCGGCACCCCAACCTTGCGCGCAAAATCCTTGTTGTGCGCCGCAGCAGCCATCAACCGCGCCTGCGCCTTGGATTTGGATGGCATGATCGACCTTCGAGAAAAAAGCGAGCCGCCGTAAAGGAGGAAACCGGCGGCTCGCCATGGGTATCAGGGACACACCAAGACCTGCCGAAGCTTTGACCGGGCCGCTTCTCCGGTCACGAGGCGCACTCCGGCAGACTGCGGCGCCGTATACCACCGATTTGACCGCTCGCGCAAGGGGTTCACCGGCCCTTCCCCGGCAGGGGGCGCATGCCCCACAGGCGGGCGAGGCTGTCGAGGCATTCCCGGAACCGGCGCCCGAGGTAATTGCGAGCCCTTCGGGAGTAAAGGCCGCGGCGCTTGGCAGCCTCGATTAGGGCCAGCCCGCGCCCGCAGACGTCGGCCATCAGCGCATCCCCTTCGATGCCGAGGCACCGCTTTGCCTCATCGAGCAGCGCGAAGGCGCGCAGGCGGGCTTCGGTCAGCGGCTCGGATGGCCGTGCGCAATCCACCACCGGGCGCGTTGGGTCGAATCCGGAGGCCAGCCCGGCCTCCACGATTTCGAATGCCCGCTGCCAGCGGCGAGCTGCGCGATATTCGTGCTCCTCGATTCGCCCGTGCGCCCACAGCCAGGCGAGATAGTCGTCGCGTACCGACATGAGCACTACGCCGCGATCGCCGTAGGGGTCGACGATTACGGCCTCGGCGGTGGATATTGGCCCGGGCACGTCGGTTGCGCGCAGGTCATGGGTCTTGCCGGGCGGTGGGCGTCGGCGCGGCATTCGTCCCTCGAGGCGACGCCCGCATATAGCGGAAAACCGGTGAAAACTCAACGAGATGCTCAAGACCGCGCCGGCGGATAAACGATGGGGTAGATGCGGCGGAGATAGGCGGGATGGTCATCTTGCCGCGGCTGGGTTGGGCGGTATCCCGCCCGCTCCATGGCCGCGCAGAACCTGCGGTCCATTTCCTCCGCCTCGGCGGGGGTGTATTGCCTGATCAGTATCAGGCTGCCGCGGTGGTCGTTGCGATATTGCATGGCGGAGATATTATACTCCGGCTGCTGCGCGCTCAAGCAGAGTCAGCGGCTGTGCTGATGCGATGGACTTGCGCGGTTTGAGGGTAGGGCTCTCGTCATGGCAGGCAGCGTCAACAAGGTCATCCTCATTGGCAATCTCGGCGCGGACCCGGAAGTCCGCCGCACCCAGGACGGCCGCGTCATCGCGAACTTGCGGGTCGCCACCACCGAGAGCTGGCGCGACAAGGCCACCGGCGAGCGGCGCGAGAAGACCGAATGGCACCGCGTGGTGATCTTCTCGGAAGGGCTGGCGAAGATCGCCGAGCAGTATTTGAAGAAGGGGTCGAAGGTTTATCTCGAAGGCCAATTGCAGACGCGCAAGTGGACCGACAAGGACAACGTCGAGCGCTACGCCACCGAAGTGGTCCTACAGAATTTCAACTCGCAGCTCACCATGCTCGACCGGGCAGGCGACCGCAACGGCAGCTCCGAACTGCCCGACGAGAATGCCTTTGGCGTCCAGGGCGCAACCCGACGCCCCGCTCCGGCAGCCGCCGGAGGTGAGCGCGACGAGCTGGACGACGAGATTCCGTTTTGACGACCGGAGCGGGAATCCAAAAGACGGCGCAAGCCATTGATGTATAAAGCATTTCTCAATGAGATTCCGTCGCGTACCAACACATTAGCCAACACAAGTGATTGGCTGAGTGCCGCTCTATAACGGCGGTATCATGATCCGACTCATTATACATATGTGTCATGCGCGGATTGACGCGGCTGCTCCGCTGGCACAGCTCTCACCAACGCGTGGAGTAAATCTCGAGCAAGATCAACGGCTTGCGCAGGCTGACGGGAATCGGCGGGCGAGTGAGTAACGCACGGCGGCGTGTGTGGAGTGAGCGGCGCGTGTGCGGCGGAGGGCTTAATTTCTCGCGCCGTTGATTTTGTTGAGGAATTTCGCTTCGAGTCGCCGCAATTTTGCCGCCGTTTTCGGCCGACTAGTGGTTGCGTTGTCGTGGCCGGATTCGCGTTTGGCGTGTGGGGCTTGATCACGACTCCGTGATGCTCGATCACGATATTGTGACCCGCTGATATCTGTGGATATCTCGGCGGAGTCTGTGGATATCTGGGGTTCAGCGGAGACTGAGGCCGCGCGCGCGGGCGCGTATGTGATTCGCGGATTCGTGTCAATCCCGCATTCTGTCGCGGCCTAAGTCATTGATATAGCTGACATATTTGGCTCGAGCCTGTGCATATATTGCGCTGCGGCACGTGCCACAGGTGCGGCATTCTGTCGCAGATGTCAATGGGGGATTGACGCTGCGGTCGGCCCGATCTAGGGTGAGCGTAACCGGCCGATCCCCGGCCGGACAAAAGGAGAGAAAACATGGGCAACAATGACGCCGGTGCGGCGACTTGCTACGTTCCGCGATTGACCTTGGCCGGCAATGATGCGCGGGAGTTCCTAGCGGCCGTAGACCGCGTCAAGCACGCGCTGCCGGGACCGGTCCAGCGGGTGGCGCGGTGGTGGCTCTATGCCTACCACGTCGATGTCGATAAGGCCCGCACTAGTGGATATGTCACAGCGACCGATGGCTATCGGGCGTCCAGATGGGTATTCCACCCTGCGACAGAGGGGCCAGCATTCTGCGGGCCTGTCACCGTCGCTGACGTAGACGACTATCGCATGGCGCGCAACGGCGAGCTGTCCCTGCCCATCGCCGGCGGCATCTCATATCCCGACGTATGGCGAGCCGCACGGGAGGCGATGCGGGGCGCCGTCCGCCTCGGGCGCGTGACCAGTGTCGCGCCACTCCTGCGCGCCGTGAGTGCCTTTGAGCGCGCGGGCTTCGACTCGATCATGATCGGGATCCGCGGGGCCGACGTGAATATTGCGGCCGAGGACAAGGAGGCCAACCTGGAAATTGTAGCGCACGTCGCCGGCGCTATGGAGGGCGACGCGGAAGCCGCGTGCTCCATCAATCCGGCGTATCTTGCGGGCGCGCTGCGCGCCATAGAGCGCGGCAGCCCCAGCAATAGCGAAGTCGTCGCTGAGCTGTCACTGTCGGCGCTACGGCTCTCGGTTATGTACGGTGCCTCCGTGGTGGCGGAGGAAGTAATCATGACGCGGCGTTGGACTGCGCCAGATACCACCAGGCGATGAAATATATTGGGTCGCTATCGTAGATGGACGCGCGGATCCGCGGATCCGCGCGTCCCTATTGCGCGCCAAAAATATCGCGATAGCCTATCACGCCGACGGTAGAGCGCAGGCTCTCGCGGATCTGGCCGCGATCGTTACCGCTCCAGATGCGGATCTGGTTCGGGCTGATGACCTCCACGATCTGCCCTACGTGTCCGCCGTCGCGACCGCGGGCGAATACGACGATTGCGCCTACGCGCGGGCCTGTAAGCTCGCGGCCGAGGCGCAGCCAATTGCGCGCGCGCCAGAGATCGCGGCGCGGGGTGCCGAAGATGCGCACGGCCAGCGCGCAGCCGCACCAGCGGCGCGGCGGGCACCCAGCCGGACGCCCATCGGGCGGCGATGGCGCGGTGGCGGTTGCATAGACAGCCGCCCGAGCCAAATCGTATTGGTCAGTGGCGGTGGCTGGGGCTGACGCGACGATGATTGCAGTGATGGATATGATTGCGCGCCCTATCATGTTACCTCCAACGTCCCATACCCCATTACCATCCCACACCCAGATACCGCCGTTCCCATCCACACCGGAATACCTCTTGAATTCGACCGACCGCAAAATGCCCTATAATCGGGTCGGCGGGCCCCCTATTATCGGCTCCAAGACGCATCGAACCATTCCGGCCATGGCTCCGGTACGCTGAAGCTCATCGTCCGCGACTCGCCGTGCTCTGCCCGCAGCATCGCGACCGGCACGAACCCCCACCGATCGCGGAAATACCGCCTCCACGCCGCCCACTCCTCAGTATTCGGTTTGATCGTTGAGGCTTCCGTTTTGCCGTGCCTGCGCAAATGATCCAGCGCTTTCTTCTCGTACTCTCGATATTGATTCATGCGCATATCTCCTCCTTAATTCGTCATCCGTAGGCATCGACGGGTCCGGCGGTACCGGCGGGCCCGCGTCGGCCAATCCCGCCCGATCCATAGCCAGATAGTCCTCCCAGCGCCGCTGATTCAGCCAAGTCACGGCCTGGGCTATATATCGGGTCCTGATCTCGTTTCTTGCGCTGTGGTCCTCGCGGCAACGCCTTGCCCCCTCTATGATTCTATCGGCGTCTTCGCCGGAAGCCACCAGGGCCAGAAATTTCTTGCGCGCCGGCGCCTTGGGGTTCGGACCTTCGCGGCGCGGGTATTCGCGCCAGAACGTCTCGAACAACTCCGCGATGTTGCGCCCGCCGTTACTTGTAACGTTACGTGTAACGTTACATCCACCTGATGTCTTGGTCTTCTTTGCATTTTCGTCCTGAAGTGTAACGTTACACATATCGGATGATGTAACGTTACGCCGCTTCTGCGCACGATATCTGCGCACACGCTCGCGATCCGACGCCCGTCTGCGCATCAGCGCCTCAGACAGCGCCAGAACCACATCCTCCGCCACCAAACGCCGGCAGCCAGCCTCCACCAGTCGCTCAATGCATTGAGCAACAGAGGAGGGCCTTCCTTTTGCGCGCGCGCCCATGATGCTGATTAGATTGATTAATCAAGGTCCTATGCCCGGTGGTGAAGCCTGAGCTAGGGCATAGGACGAACTCCCCCGCTCAGATTAAGCAGGGTCGTTCCTATGCCCTGCGATGCCCGGCGGAGCCAGCCGTCGCAAGGGCACCGCTGATCGGAGGCATCGTCAGCGGTTCGGTCGCTGCTGTGAACGGGATTACCTCCCCGCCCCCCGGTCCTGCGGCCTCGACCTTTCGGACTGCCGTCGGCGCTGCGCCGGGTCCCCCTGGTAGCGCCTACTCCACCCCGATCACCCCAGCGGTTAGCCCGCCAGTGATCGGGTACTACGCCGCACTCTGTCCTACTACGTACCGCCCCTCATCCTTGGTCCTGGGCGCCCTGAACAGTCCCCATGCGTCGAGGATAGCTAGAGCATGGTCTAGATCGTCAGCCCAGGTCGCGAAACCGCCAGCACCATTGATCCTGGTCATGAACTCTAACTGTGCCTCTGTGGGTTTCCTTCCGCGTGACTTCAGCTCGAGGGCGAAAAATTTTCCGCGGTGCACAATGCATATATCGGATACCCCCGGTAGCACCCCGAGAGCCCTGTTGATGGCCCCCTGGATCGGCACTCCGCGCCGCGACCTGCGGCCACCCAACAGATTACCCTGCGGTGTGTGCCACGCCACGAGGTCCTTATGGCCGCGCAGGCGCAGATGAGCGAATATCGCCCGCTGCATCTTGGCCTCGATGTTGCGACGCGGCATGCATCACCCGAAGATATCGGGCCGCAATCTGTAGCGCGGAATCCGCGTCGCCTTCTCTACGGCCTTCAATCTTTCCACAGGAATTTTTTTCCACCGCCAGACCGCCTGGCGCGAGACGCCAATCTTGCGCGCGAGCGCGGCTCGCGAGCCTGCAACCTGGACTGCAAGACGCAATCCTTCATCAATGCGGTTCATGAGCACCTCCAGTTCTGCGCCGTATATATCAGGACAGGGCGAATAGTCAATACCCTCTTGACTCGTGGGGATGGCCGTGCTACATGATGCTCGCGGCTCGAGATGGGCGGACCTGAGAGTAGGAGGTAAACATGGCACAGGGTACGAAGTTCGGTAGCGAGAGGCTTGCGCGTGTATCAATCGGATGGCGTGAGGATCAGCTGAGCGCGATCAATCGGATTGCCATCGAGAGGGGACAGAGTTTCGGCCGCGTCGTCCGTGACCTGGTCGATCAATCTCTGCGCACACAACATAATGAAGAAATCGTTCAGAGGATGGCGCAGACTGTCGCCAATCTCCGGCCCCAATACCTGCGGGGATGAGCCAGATGGGAAAGGGAGGAAGAGATGAGAGAGTTCGTTCAAGTCTATGTGGATCGGCTGAACATACACTTGTCGAAGCTGAACCTAAAACAACGGGTGGATTTTCTGCGCGGGCTGCTGCACTCGTGGCAGCGATCATATGCTGTGGTCAAGAAGCGCATAGATAATGGCCCGCCGGTCGATCCTAGAGTAAATCTAGAGGACTACATTGAGATAATAGCTGAAATCGACAAGCTTCTTCAAGAAGCCGAGCGCGCGATGCGATTCGGCTCTGATGATCTCGCGGAGCTGGAAATAAAGCTCTACCTCTATCTGCTAGAAACGCTAGGAAAAGAGAGCCTAGGCGCGCCGACCCATTGAATGAATGAAAAGGAGCGACAATGAGCCAGACCCCGCACGTTGAGCGCTATTTGGCGCGGCTCGACGCCTATCTGCCGACGATCCCCGCCGAGGAGCGCCGCCCGTTCCTGCTGCGTCAGGCGCAGTCCTGGCGCGACGCCTACGCCGCCTTCGTGGCGCGCGTAGACGCCGGACTGCCCACCGATCCCGCCGTCCACGCCGCCGACTACCTGGTTACAATGGCGGAGATTGATCAGCGGCTCGCGCAGCTGGCTAAATCGGAGCGCGCGAATCCATTAAATTACCGGCCCGCCAGATGAATGAAAAGGAGCAACAATGACAGAGAAGAAGCCCGTAATGGTCACCACGCTGCATCGCGGCGTATTCTTCGGCTACACGAGCACGCCGATTGACATCGGGCGTGACACAATCGTCCTGGAGCTCGCGCGGAATGCCATCGACTGGTCTGCCGACGTGCGCGGCGTGTTTGGGCTGGCCGTATATGGGCCGAGCGCCAAATGCCGCATCGGTCCGGCGGTGCCGGTGCTTCACCTGCGCGACGTGACCAGCATCACCGAGGTCTCGCCGGATGCGGTCGATCGTTGGGAGGCCGCGCCATGGCGCGCCTAGACAACGGCACTAACGACGCCTACGGTTCGGCCAGTCGTTATGGCACCGGCTACGGATACGGCCGCTATGGTCTCAGCTTCACCGACGGCGGCGGCCGCGGCGACAGCTACGATGACGGCGACGATTACGGGGGCGCTGACGGCCACGAAGACGTCCACCGCCCCGACGGCCGCGCGTACGGCATGAGCTACGTTGACGGTGCCGGCCGCGGCGATGGCCCAGCATATGGTCTGCTCTCCGGCGGCGAGGGGTATAATGAGAGCGCCGTCGACTACTGGACGGCTGCGATCGACGTCTTTGCCGGTCGATGGCCGACGGAATGGCGCGAACGGCTGGCAGTCGCGCGCGCCCGCGGCGCCGTCATCGCCTACTGGCGGTCAGACGCAAATGGCCGACCGTGCAACGGCGGGCGCGGCAAGCCAGTGTGCGCCGGCATGGTACAGCGCACTGCCGGACCGCTGCGGCTGTGCTCCGCCGGCACGCTGCATGCGACGCTATTGCCGTCCGCCTACTGCGGCAAGCGCGTATGGATTGTCGCGCTCCATGGCGATGTGGCTCATGACGGGCAAAAGATGGGTGCCCTGCGCCGCGAAATCATAGGAGAAGTAATATGAGCGACGCACCAAGACTATCGATGCCGGTGCCGCAGCCGGCGTCGGAGACCGCAGCCGTGCTGCTGATGATCGAGCGCGCGGCGCGTGATCCATCGGTTGATATCGACAAACTGCAGCGGCTGCTCGATCTGCGCCAGCAGATGGAGGCGCGGGCAGCCGAACAGCGGTTCAACGAGGCGCTCGCCGCGGCACAAGCGGAAATGGTGCCGATCGTTGCCGACGCGCGCAACGACCAGACCCGCAGCCGCTATGCTACGTATGTGCAGCTCGACCGCGCCATCAGGCCAATCTATTCCCGGCACGGTCTGTCGGTGTCGTACGACACCGATTTGTCGCCCAAGGGACCGGACTACGTGCGCGTGCTCGCCTATGTGGCCGGCCACGGCCACAGCCGGACCTACAAGATAGACATTCCCGTGACCACCAAGGGCCCGCGCGGCAACGACGTGATGACCGCGGTGCATGCGACCGGCTCCGCAAACACCTATGGCAAGAGATACCTGTTGATCGACATCTTCAATCTCGCCATCGCCGACCGGCTCGACGACGACGGCAATCGCGCTGGCGGGCTCGTCAGCGACGGCCCAACAATCAATGAGGAACAGGAGAAGCAGTTGCTCGCCGCGTTGAAGGTCACGGAGTCCGATATCGAGCGCTTCTGTTCGGCATTCGGGATCGAGACGCCATCGGATCTGCCGGCGGCGAAATTCGGCGCGGCGATGGCGCTCCTGCGCAAGAAGGCCGAACGCATGGGGGCAATTGGAGGATCGGCGCAATGACGCATCTGGACGTCGCCCAAAGATCGCCGGAATGGATCGCCGCCAGACTCGGATCGTTAGGCGCCTCGCGCCTGCATGAGGCAATCGCGAAAACCAAGAGCGGTTATGCTGCCTCACGCGCCAACCTGATGGCGGACCTGATTATCGAGCGGCTCACCGGTCAGCCGGCGCCGCAGTACCTCAATGCAGCGATGCAATGGGGCATCGACCAGGAAGCGGCGGCACGCGCCGCATATGAGTTTTTGACCA